CTACTTTTACATCAGGAACATTTGCAAGCATTACATTTACAACACCATTAGTTGTTGGATCTGTAAGAGAATGGAGTTTTGAAATAACTAGAGCAGAAATTGACGTAACCAGTATTGGTCAAACTGTTACTGCAACTGCACCGTTTAGAACATTCATCTCAGGTTTCGCTGATGGTAGTGGTTCTGCTAGTGTTTATTCAACAGATGATGACACACTTCTTTCCAGTAGAATGGTTGAAGATGTTATCCAACGTCAGCAAGCTGGTGCAAAAGTTAGATTGTACATTGATCGTCAGATGAGTGGTGCTAACGTAGATCAAAACGCAAGTAGATCAATTTTGGCAGACATTATTCTTACTTCTGCAAGTTTCAATGTAAACCCAGATGACGGACAAATTGTAGAAATAGCCTTTAGACCTAGTGCTGCTCCTACATTCGACTTATCTAAGACTGCATAATACTATATTAGTAGTTATCAATTATTATGAACCTCGGTCAATCCGAGGTTTTTTATTGCATAATGAAGTACACTAATAGAAAAGTACATGAAACTTATGGCGACATTGAACGCTCTCGACAGACTTAAAAAAGCTGCAAATCTCGAACCAATCAAAAAACAAGTAACCCTATCTGATGGTTCGACTTTCGAGATGTTTGTAACACCATTAACAATGGCAGAGCGAGAAAGAGCCCAAAAACAGGCTAGAAGCGATGACTCAAATGCTTTCGCTTTACAATTATTAATAAACAAAGCATTAGACGCAAACGGAACAAAATTATTTAACGCAGGAGAAATAGACGTTTTAAAAAACGAAGTTAAGGACAGCGATCTACAATCTCTTATGCTTGCAGTTATAAATGCAGAGGAGGAAGAAGTAATAGACCCAAAATCCTAGCCAGCCAGTTAAAAAAGGATAACTGGATGATGCTCAAATTTGGGGTAGCCAAAGAATTAGGTAAAACGCTCCACGAAATAGGCAGTATGACAGAAGCAGAATTAATAGGCTGGAGTGCCTACTTCCAAGTAATAAATGAAGAACAAGAAAAAGAGTTTGAAAAAATAAGACGCAGGAGATAGTGCTAATCAGTTTATTTAATGTAAAATAGGATAAATATTCAATTTTCACTGGATCGTGGCATATAAAGCTGAAATAAATGTAGATGTAAGGAATCTGAATAAGGTATCGGAGTTAGAGACTAAATTATCTAATATTAGTAGAAGTGTAAACGCATTAAACAGAGGAGGAGGAGGCCGTAGAGGAGGTGGCAGTGGAGGTCGTGGCTCTGAACCCGATCCACTAAAAGAAGAGATAGCTTCTTTAAAACTACAGAATACAGCTTTAGGTCAATCAAATAGAGCTATAAGGGCAAAAAATAAATTAAAAGGAGAAAGTTTAGAATTAGAAGAGGCTATCTCCAATTTAGAAAAAATAGGTAGGGGTCAAGATGGTAGAGATTTAGACGTACTTAGAAAAGAAATTGAGTTAAGAAAGACTGTAGTTATAGAGGCTGAAAAAACTCTTGCTGCGACAGTAAAAACTGCTGAAGCTACAGCTAAAATAAAACCAGTTTCAACAGGGCTTACTGCTGGAGATCGTACAGGATTACTAGGATTAAGTGGTAGAGCTAATAGATTATCTGGTAAGGCAGAGGGAGTTATAAACGCAGATAAGCAAAAAGAAATAAACGCTAAACTTCTTCCTAGCACCGAGATGTTGAGGCCAGCAGTTAGAGGCATAGAAATGCTGGATAAGAGCGTAAGAAATTTAGGCAAAGTATCAAAAATAACAGGAGGAAATGTTCAATTTTTAGCATCACAATATGGCCCACAAGAACCTGGAATATTTCAACCACCTCAAGGTCCGTTTACTCGGTTATCAGACAGGCAATCAAGAGATGTAACGGGAAAAAGAACTCGTTTAAATAACCCACTTGGAGGAATAGCTAGTCGTTTAGGTGCAACTAGAGGCTTTGACGCTGGAAGTGCTCTTATTAGTGGTGGTTTTCCTCTGTTATTTGGTCAAGGTCCAGGGGTAGCAGCAGCAGGAGCTTTAGGTGGTGGTATTGGTGGAATGTTCGGCCAAATGGGTGGTTTTGCAGGAGGTATCGCAGCCACAGCAGCAGTCCAATCAATCCAAAACGTAATCAATGGCATAGGCGAACTTGGGCAGGCTATGAACCGCCTAAATCCAAACATTTCCGCTATGTCTACAGCTATGGGGATATCTGGAACGCTAGAAGAAAAACGACTTCAGCTAATAGAGAAAAATATGGGTAAACAAGCTGCTTTCAACGCAGCATTAGAAATGATGGGTCAAAAAATAGGTGCAGACAGGGCAGAAGAACTAAGAAAATTTGGCGAAACCTTCCAAAAACTAGGAAACGATGTCACATTATTCTTTACAAAAGTACAGGCAGCAATAGCAAAACTACTAAACCAAGCCTTAGATGCAGGAGCAAACGCTAATGTACGAGGCAGAGCCAGATCACTTGTAGCCCAAAACCCAAATAATCGTGCGTTCTTCGATGTAAACCAAAGAATAGAAGGCATACAGAATAGAGAAGCAAAAGGGGCAGCAGCAAATAAGCAAAAAACTAGGGATTTAAACGCTGCTAAAGCAGAAAGACTAGAAATAGCAGAAACTATTATTTTAGAAAAAGATAAAGATAAATTACGAGTTAAAACAAATAAATTAATTACGGCTGGTTTAGGGGATTTAAAAAAAGAAAATGAGTTAAATAAGGCGATTATTGCTGGTAATGAAGAGGAATTTTTAATTAAACAAGCAGTAAAAGATAAAGTAGAGGAAATGGGTTTGGCAATGGAAAAATTAAATCCTTTACAGTTAGAGAGAATTAAAAATGATGTAACTACGAATAAAAATCTAAAGGAACAAGCTGAACTTACAAAAAATGTAAATGATGCTTTTGAGAGTATAAATCAAACTATAAGAAATGATGTTAAAGAAGGAATAAGAGGACTTATTAAAGGAACTTCTACTCTTGGTGATATGTTAAATAATGTTGCTGATAGATTCTTAGATTTAGCATTGAATCAAGCATTGTTTGGTAGTGCTACTGGAGAATTTTCAAAAGGTAGTGGTGGAGGAATATTTGGTGCAATAGCCGGAATATTTAAGGCTAATGGTGGGCCTGTAAGAGGAGGTAGTTCTTACGTTGTAGGGGAAAAAGGCCCAGAATTATTTACACCTGGAAGATCAGGAGCAATAACACCAAATAATAAACTTGGAGGTGGCGGTAGTACCAGTGTTGTTGTTAATGTAGACGCATCAGGTTCAGATGTTCAAGGTGATGATTCTGGAGCAAAAGAACTTGGAGCCTTAATTTCTGTTGCAGTTCAAGGAGAACTTGTTAAACAACAAAGACCTGGAGGACTACTTTCTAGTATTCGCTAATGGCTACTTTTCCTAGTTACAACCCATCATATTCTGCTACAAAACGTAGCCAACCACGTTTGCGTGTTACCCAGTTTGGTGACGGTTATCAGCAACGTACAAGTTTTGGATTAAACCAAGATCCAAAAGTTTGGAGTCTTACATTCAACGTAGATGATGAAGATGCAGATGAAATTGAAACATTTTTAGAAGCAAGAGGAGTAGATGCTGCATCATTTACTTGGTCTCCACCTGATGAAACTACCAGTTATCAATGGATCTGTAAAAGTTTTAATAGAGAAATGTTTGAGTTTCAGAGAAATAGGATTACAGCAAGTTTTGAACAAGTATTTGAACCCTAATGGCAGTACCAGTTTCAGCATTACAATCAATAAATCCTGGGGCAATCATTGAATTGTTTACGTTGACATTAGATGCTACTTTGCATGGTGCAACTACTGTTCATCGTTTTCATAATGGTTCAAATATGAACGCAAACGGAAATATTGTATGGGCTGGTAATACTTATGAAAGATTTCCAATTCAGTGCGAAGGGTTCCAATTTGGATCAACAGGAACCTTACCCAGACCTACAATTTCGGTAAGTAATATCTTTGGAACGATTACTGCACTTTTACAAGCTGCGAACCAAACAACTATTGGTAATGATTTAAATGGAACAAAGCTGGTAAGAATCAGAACATTAGCTCGATATTTAGATGCTGTTAATTTTGAAGGCAATACAAATCCTTATGGAACACCCGATCCAACAGCCGAGTTTCCTCAAGAAATTTATTTTTTAGATAGAAAAATAACTGAAAATAGAGATGTTGTTCAATGGGAAGCTATTTCAGCACTAGATTTAGTAAACGTAAAATTACCAAAAAGAATTGCAACTAGAGAAATATTTCCTGGCATTGGTACGTTTGTAGGATGACTTGGAAAGATATTGCACTAAAACACGCAATAAAAGATTCTCCACATGAAGCTTGTGGTTTACTAGTTAATTATAAAGGCAAAGAAAAGTATTTTCCTTGTAAAAATCTTGCTGAAGATTTAGAAGATCAATTTATTATTGATCCTGATGATTGGGTCGTAGCTGAAGATGCTGGAGAGATAATTGCTGTTATTCATAGTCATCCAAATCATCCACCTACTCCTAGTCAAGCTGATCTTGCAAGTTGTGAATACTTAGATTTACCTTTTTATATTGTGACTCCAGAAGCAGAACAATGGAATTATTTTGAACCTTCTGGCTATAAGAAAGGATTAATTGGTAGAGAATGGGTGTGGGATGTGCAGGATTGCTGGAATTTAATTACTGATTGGTATAAAGAAAAGAAAAACATAGAGATTAAACATTGGAAACGACCCAAAAATCCCGAAGAGTTTGCAAACAATCCTTTATTTGAATATGCTCTACCTAAATTAGGTTTTACGGAAATAGATGATAATGTTGAAACAGAAGTCGGAGATGTTTTGCTTTTGAATACATATAAAAACACATTAAGTCATGTAGCTTTATATGTAGGAGATCAAACTATTCTTCATCATTGTCAAAAAAGACTTAGTTGTAGAGAAACTTATGATCAAAATTATATAGAATGTACAAAGAAGAGGTATCGCTATGCTTAATAAAATAAAAGTTTATGGAAGATTAGCTCGTTTTTTAGGAGAACGTACTTTTGAAGCTGAGATTAATACACCTATTGATTCTTTTAAATTTTTGTTAGCAAACTTCCCTCATTTGGAACGTCATATGATGGAGCAAACTTATCAAGTAAAAGTAGGAAAAACTGATATCGGTGAAGATGATTTACTTGATCCATTAGGTCAACAAGAAATAAAAATTGTTCCTGTAGCTGTAGGTGCAATTAAGGATATTTTTAAAGGAGTTGGTAAGATTGTGACGGGAGCAGCTTTAATTACTTTTGCATCTATATCGGGAGGTGCTGGATTTGGATTTGGTGGAGCTTTAGGTTTTGGTGCTACAGGTGCAACTTTAGGCTCTGCTCTGACAGCAGCAGCAGGAAACTTTGGTATTTATTTAGCATTATCAGGTGCAGCAGAGATGCTTACCCC